GACAAGGTCATCCCATGCCACTCTCTACTAAATTAGCATTGAGTATGGCAGTTTCTGCACCCTTCCCATTGTCCCGTTTCAAAGACTCTGGAATTCTTCCTCCAATGTTTTTCCGCCCTTATGCTACTCGTGCTTTCTTGCATCCCCACATGCATCATGCATTGCAAGAACAATCTTCCAATTATTTTAAGTATTTGGCAGCAGCACCCATAATAGAAGAAGTGGTTAAATCTATTCATTATGTAGTACCAACTGTGTTTGCTATTGCTGAACACATACTCTACATTAATACCAATAGAGAAAGCAACATCTTTTGGAGAATCACTGGTCATAATGTCTTTTCTCTACCTACCCATCTAATGAGTGCCTTTGGTGTTCGTGATCACCGCATTAGATACGCTGGGTTAGCAATCGGCATGTTGTTACATTCTTGTATGAATTGTTTGTTTGTACATGAAACTTACTTTAATAATGCATTAACTGCTTATGGAGTTAACGCTCAACCTCTTCCAGAACCATCCCAGTTAAACTCCGGGATGGAGGTACAAACGTAAGTCCTCAAAAGTTGCCTGATTTCACCATAAACAAATTTGTTTATGGTTATGGGAGTCTTTCTCAAAACCCCCATGTAAAAATCAGAGCGCGAGGTGAAGCCATTCATTTGTCTTCACCAGATCCCTTAAATCCTGTTGAAATTGTAACCAGTGAGAAAATTGTCAAGCCTGTCCGCGGTATTTGCAGTTTTGGTGTCGGAATGTGTCTCCCTCACCCAACCTTAAATACCCACGACTCCTTGGCCACTTCTTTCATTGGTCGCACCCAAAGTTTCAAACCCATTGTTTGCCCTAAAGAGTTGAAGAAATGTAAGAAATTTGTTATCCGAAAAATACTTCCTAGAGTTAGAAGTCTTAAAGAGTCAGAATTAATGACAATGGAAGACTACTTCAAATGTATTTCCCCAGAAAAAGCTGCTGAATATTCAGAAGCCTGGGAACAATTCAAATCCTCCTCACCTAAGAAACAAGAGAAACTACTCAACAAGATTAATGTACATAAGATATTTATTAAATCAGAAGTTTACGAAAAAGTCACTGATCCTAGAGCAATTTATAATCCCAGTTCTCTGGCGAAAGCCATATACGGTTGGTTGTTTAAACATGTAGAAAAGATAGTATTTGACATCAACATTTTCCCTGAATTCATTAAGAAGGTTCCTATCGCAGATAGACCTGATTACATCAAAGAAATTCTAGGTCAAGCTCAAATGTATCTTGAAACTGATTTTACTTCCTTCGAAAGTTCCATTACAAGAGAATGGATGGAAAATGTGGAATTTCTCATATACAAAAAAGTATTTGCCCAATGTTCTGATCCGTTAAGGATTGGAATAGACAGATTGTTAGGTTTATTGTCTGGAATGGTACCCATTCTTGCTGCAACATTCCGTGCTATTTCCAATGC